AGTTTTAGGAGCTGGAGCAAACATTTCTCTTTCATCTAGCTCTCCTGGAGGGCATACACATGGCTCAGCACCACATACTGGACAACCAGCATGTGTTAATGGACTATTTGTATCACCAGGTAATTGCGGATTCATTTCCGTTTTTAAACCTGCAAGTTTAGCGATTTCATCAAGCTCGTGCATCGGAGCTATCGGAGAAACTTTGTTAATTGAAGAACTTGCAGAATCCATCATCTCTTGCTCATCTAATTCTGCTTTGTAATGATCCCATGCAGCTTTATCAGTATAGATCGGATGGTTACGAATAGCTTCTTTGCCTTCTTTAAGTTTAGCAGGTTTAACTTTGTTTAAGTGTGGAGTAGAATTTTTAACAGTGTCTTTGAATTCAACGCCCTCTTCTACTTGGCCTTTGTTATGTGCTTTCCATGCCGTAGCGTAGGCAATACCTTTTTCTTTCTTAGTTAGTTTGCCGTCTTTAGCATAACCTTGTTTAATATGTTTAACCATACGTTCAGCTTTATCACCTGGAGGTGCTACTTCATATACATCCACCACAGGTTTAGTTGAAGTAGACGCTGCATCTTTACCTACACGAGTTCCTTTACCTTTTTTAGTAACTTCACCGCGGCCGCCAATGTGACGACTTGCTGTTGAAATAGGATTTTTAGCACTACCTGGAGGTAATTGTTGTGCTTTGCCGCCTCTAGATTTAAAATCACCTATAGCTTGATCATATTCTTCTTGGCTATATTCATTTAATTCATCTTCTGGTTCGTCATGGAATTTAGCATGATGTGTACGAACATTACTTGTTTTAGCACCACCATCAAACCAATCATCTTTTTCGCGATGTTTGTCTGCTAGATCTTGGATTCTTCTACGAGTTTCTGCTTTTTCAGCTTTGCTCTTTGCTGGTTTAACTGCCGCATCTGAATCAGGTTCTGCAAATTGATAGTCATCGATATCAGTTAGTTCATCGTAGCCTTCTTCAACTTGTTTTTTATCTTTAACAGCTTTCTTAAATGGCTCTTTCTTGTTGCCATCACCATCAACATCTAAGAAATCTGGTTTAGCTTTGCTTTCTTTGAATTCAGCATATTTACTTTCTAAACTTTTAACTGCTTCTGTAATACTACCGCGTGGTTCAACGCTTTCATAAACAGGCTCTTTAGCAGTAGTTGTTTCTTCAGCTGGAGTAGATGTGCCCACTACGTCACGTAGTTTGCCTATTAAATTATACATATTGTTACCAAGATTGCTCATTTTAGTTTCCTTTAACTGGTGATGGGATTTTATTTTTATTTGTACCTACTGGGCTTTTATCACCAGTTGCTACTTGTTGTAATGTCTTACCGTATGCTGGATCTTTATCACCACCAACAGTAGTATCATCGCCTGCAATTTCAAACTTACTTGGAGTATTTAATTCTTTAAGAATACTACCCGCTTCGCTGTACATTTTGCTTGCAGCTTTTTGTTCTGCTGTAGGTGCATCGTATGGTTTATCTAATACTGTATCACCTTTCTTAAATTCACGTACATCGTTTCCTTCTAAGTTCCAACGACGTTGTTCTTCTGGGTGTCCCGCAGGAACTACGTATACCTGTGACAATGGATATCCCGCACGTTCTGCAATAATAACACGTAATTGTGTATCGTTTACTGGATATTTAACTGTCACATCCATTAAATAGATTTGACAATTTTCTCTGCTTGGAAAATCAATATCATTTGCTTTGATTGGTAAACGTTTAGGAGCACTTAAACTTTCTAAACCATATGCTTCTAATGCATTTTTTAATTGATCAATGCGTTCTGCTGGATCAATATCAGCAAATTTGACACGGAAGTCATATGTCTTCTGCGTTTCTGTTAAATGTTCTAAAAAATTCTTCATACGAATAGATCCTATATGTGTTATTTATGCTTACTTGTCTGATTTATTCAGCAATTGTCTTAATAATTCGTTACGATCTAAGACCATACCGTTGCCATCAGCGGCATCTGCTATCTTTTCACCGTCGGATTTAATATTATCCTTAGCAGCCTGTTGATCTAAGCGCATTTTTTTCAGCTGTAGATCTACCATACGTAGCTTTTTGTCTAACTTAGCCTGTTTAGCTGTAATAGCATGTCCTAGTAAGGTACCTGCTGTAGCTAAAATATGCCCGCTAAAGCGTGCTTCAACGTTCATACCTAGGTCAATTAGATCTTGGAATTTATCTTTGGCCAGATCAGCAAGCTCATCTAGTTCCTTATCGCTGGTGTCTAAATCTGCAACAAAAGGTAGTGCCGCATCAATTTTATCTATTGCCAGATCTGTTTCTTCAATTAGAGCGCGATTTTCTTCTATAGTAGTTTCTGCTTCTTCTACTGTGGTTTCTTCCGCAGATGGTAAATTAAATAGTTCTGAAAGTTTTTGTGTCATACGATTATTTACCGCTTGTAATTTTTAAAGATATCAAACTCGGTTACAACTCTAAATCGTATATTATTAGCACGTGCCCATGCATCCGCGGCTGCCCATTTGGCCATGTTCATAGCTACCATTAGTTTATCTCTATAGCTTCGTGCTGATTCCATTGTTACTTCTGTACTAGGCTTAATTTCTATTAGTTCTGTATGTTGCTTTTGGTTAGCATCTACATATACTATAAGAAAATCAGGTACATAGATAGTTTGTTTTCCTTTAACTGGATTAAAGTAAGGAATACTTACACTTTCGCTGGCCCAATTAAGCACTGCTGGGTTATTGTCGCAGAAGCTCATAAAGGTAAATTCCCAACTACTACGATATGTTGGCACTTTTTTACCTACATATTTTTCTGGGTTTTTGATTGTATATTTGCCGTTAGCGTATTTGCTCATTATGGAAGGATAGCGCGAGTGACGTAAGGACTGGTTTGTGGACTATTACTTAATCCTAATAGGCTTGTGCCAACTCTATTAATGTTAAGGAACATGGTCAGATATGCATCTAGTTCACTTATACCTTGATTAGATTGAATATTACCTAATATTTTCCAACCTGTTGTTGAAAATGTTGTTGCAGCTGGTATAGTCTGTGTGGCCACAAAATATTGATTTTGATAGATAACTGTTATTCCAGCAGTGTAGGTAACATTCGGTTGCCACTGTGGGTATGTAAAGTTATTTTTATTTCTATTACTTAACTGTCTAAATTGGTCAATCAATTCCATTGCAGGAATGCCTTGGCTGGCCGCTGTACTTAATACGCTGGCCGCTAGAGTAACTCCACTTTCAGCATCACCTGTAATTGATTGGAAATAGCCTATTACTGCATCATTAACATTTGATGACGTACCTGCGCCACCGGCAGTAAAGAAATTATCAAAGAAGGTTGTGGTAGTATTGTTACTACTTGCTGGTGGTAAGTTTCCGTAAATCATATGTGTCCTATAATAGATTGAGTATAGTACCAGCTATACCTTGGTTAGTACTAGGAATTTGTGACGATGCACTGTTCATATTTAATATACCACCATTACGTGCTGACGAACCAAATACGCTTGGTGTTGAAGTAGTTGCTCTTGATACACCATCTTGTACACTGGCAATTGTTGGCACGAATACTGAACTTTGTGTATTCTGACCTTTAAGGATATTCAATCCTGTTTGTGCAAGATCAGCTGATGCTACTGTTTTTAAATCTGCATTTTTAAAATTGTTAAATGTACGTAGACCACCTAATAGAGCAGCACCATAATTACCATTTTCTATGTTAGTAATAGCATCGCCTGCGCTTTCAACTAATCCGCCCGGGCCCAATATACTCTGTGTGCCACCACCTAAACTGGTTAATGGACTGGCAGAATGATCATATTGTGCGCCAGCAAATCCAGCTACAGTATTGCTATTAACTGGACCGGAACTATATTGTACTGTTTCGTATGCTATAGTCATTGAATGTTCCATTGCTTCATACGAACCTGCAGTATGTTGTCCGTGTTGGAATGCTGTGATAGTTGGACGTACTAATCTATATGCACTAAAAGTCTTCTGATGTAGGCTATAAATTGTGATAGCATTGATATATGGTTCATTCGACGAAGTAGAAGGAGTAAAACCCCAATTCTGTTCTGTGCGAGGTGAATATTTATATGGTTGATTATATAGAGCAGATGAATGATCTGAATCTCTATAGTAGTAATGATAATAATTTTGCCAAAAGTTACGTATTACATCAGCACTATCATCGTGGAATGTAATAGTCACTGGATCATACGTTAATTTTTCTTGTATAATACTTTTTCTGTTATACGAATTAAGAACTTTATTTTGAACAGTAAACTTTGGCAATGAAGCAGATTTCGCCAATAGTCCTGTTTCATATCTACTATTTGGATTTTGGCTATCTTGTGTAGCTATAGGATTTAATTCAATGTACACATGGAATAGTGTTTGTAGTTTAGGACTAAGTCTGTAATTGCTATTGACAAATATTTTACTGGCGTGAGCCCAATCGTGAATCTGGTCACCTTCGCCTAACTGTTGTAAAAATTGATTCATTAGTCCAGACATTGTCTTTTACCTGTTTATATTATTTATCGAGATAAAAAAGCCCGGATTTTAACCGGGCTTATTATATTGTAAATTTTCGTCTGGATTAACCAGTGATTGTTTGACCAATTGTTCTAGCAACCACACTACCGATTCCAGATGGATTGTTATCTTTAGTTTGGATTGCATTATCATAACGGATAGTTAATGCAATTGTCATTGGCTCGTTAGTAGCATAGTTAGCATCGCCATAATCAGCTGTTGACAAGTAGCATCCATCCAATTCCCAAGTTTCAAGAACGTTTGGTGTGCTTGAACCGTTACCACCATCAAGAACCTCAAACAATGTAGTGAATTTATAGTCAATACCGCTAGAAGCACTTGCTTGTTCCATAAAGTCAAATTGTTTTTGCATTTGTTCACCAACAAGTCTAGAAACTTCACCTGTTGCATCATCACGTAATGTACAAGTAACAGCTTCCCAAGTTGGTTTGCCTGCTAGGTATACTTTACTGTTGTATACAGGGATTAAAATTTCTTCAAAACTTAATTGTGGACGTTTAAAGTCTACAACTTGTTTTGTTAACTCTGTTGAAGGTTGACTAACACCAAAGTTTAAAAAGCTCACTCGAAAGCGGAACTTTAATTTTGGCATTAACAAACCTTGAGCAGTTGCGCTTTGGTCTGATGCTAATGGTACTGTAAATTTACTTAATGACGCTGTTGCCATTTTATTATTCCTTTTATATATTTATCCAATTACGCAGATAATTTTTTCACCAATTATCTGCGTATCTGATTGATTATGCTATTGTTAATGCTGCGCCAGTATTAAGTAAACGTACTGGAATGTAAACAAACTCAATAGCTTTAACTGGTTGGATAGCAATATCAACGTATAACTCGTTACGATCAATACGATCTGGTGTGTTATTTGTTGTATCACACACTACTAAGTAATCGTAGATACCACGTTTAGCAACAACATCATTTAACACTGCTTCAAATGCACCTTTAACTTGATCACGTGTGATCTTGTCGTTTGGTTCGAATATGAACGGAGCAGCAACTTTAGCTAGAACTGTACGTAGGTAACATGTTAAGCGTGCTACATTTACGCGATCTAATGCACTTGTTGTTGATGCACGTGTTTTTTGACCGTATGCTACTAAACCAACACCCGGTAATACTGTAATTGGGTTAACATTGTTTTCGTATAAAATATCACGTAAACCGTTAGTAACACCAATGCTACGGAATAAGTTGTTATCAGTTATATCAATATAACCAATTGAGCTAACATTATCAATTACACCACGACGTACACCAGCTGGTGCAAACCATGGATATGAAACGTTATCACTACGGATATATGTACGTAACATCATATGTGAAGCTGGTACAACCACTGAGTTACCATCTAAGTTAGTAGCTAAACCACTTGGGTAGTAAACTGCAGTGTAGTCATCATGACTAACTAAACCGTTTTCACCGTTGTCTGCAGCTAAATTAGTATTGTTTGTCCATGCTTGTAATGTTGTTGAATCACTACTTAAATCTAGTGGACTATCACCAATAATAAATGCTGTTTGTAAACGATCATTATTTAAAGTAATCATGTCTTGGATAAGTTCTGGATATCCTGGAGTACAAATTAAGTTAAATTGTGTTTGTTCTTCACGTAATGCAGTGCTTGAAGCAATCGCTGATTTCATTGCTAATACTACTGAATGACGTTGTGCTTTATGACCAAAATATGGAACACCATTTTGATCTAGACCGCTATGACTTACCCAAGCACCTGTTACAGTTGAAGTTGGGAAGTAATTGCTTTCAAAACGTTTTACATTGTATCCGCTACGACGTGTGTTGAATAATAATGTACCACGAGCATATAAACGATAGTCAGGAGCATCTGCATCTAACACAGTTGCAGCTAATAATAGATCGCTAATGTTAGCAAGACTGCCAGTAATTGGATCTACAGTACCTGCCGCACTCCAACGTGCATCTGCAAATACAATACCATTAACACCAACTTGGTCAGTGTTGTTAATCAATGTCCATGTTGTACCTGTGTAACGATAAATTACTGGGTAATTTTCTAAATCGCTTGTGTCAATCCATAAATCACCAGCAACTACGTTAGTTACGCCATCGCTTTGTGTTGTTGGTTTTGAAGCACTTAAGATAGGACCATTAGGGTCAGTAGCAACTAGGTTATAACCACGTGCGTCGCTTGACACTGTACGGTAGCTCTTCCAATTAGTACCATCATTAATTAAAATATCAACTTGTAGTGCAGTATTGTAGTACCATAATGTACCGTCAGCTGGGTTGCTGAATGGAGCAGTTGTTGAGTATGTGTACACTAATGGTGTAAATGGGCTAACCAAATAACCAGTTACTGTTACACCGTCTGCAGCATATAGTTTTTGTACATGTGTAGCAGGTGATGAACCTGTAATACCAGCTGTTTGTAATGGTGTACCTGTAACTTCTACAATCTTAATAGTACCACCAGCTAGATGTGTTAAGCTAATTGCACCGCTTGTTTCAATCGCAGCAGTAACGTTAGGAATATTAGCAGCTAAAATTGTGCTTACTAATGTAGTAGCTGGAATAGCATTACCAGAACCAGGAATAGTTATTGTGTATGCTGATGATAAACCAGTAACACCTGGTACAGATACAGATAATGTAAATGAATCACCTGCATGGAACGCAAAAGTACCACTAGGAGCAGCACCAACTACCTTTGTTACACCGCTGACATTTTTAACATATGGACGGAATGCGCCTGTACCATTGCTGTGATTTGAGTCTACAGGAGATGGATTTAACGCATCATATTTAATATAAACTGTACCTGCAGCAATACCAACGCCGCCGCCAGTTGGGTCTAAATTGTTAATAGCAGATGTATCGTGTGAATACAACGGAGCACCTAAAAGCACCCAACTATTTAATGCACTGCTATATTGTTTAATGCCCCAGCTTGCGCCATTACCAGTGCTGGTTGTTTCAAACCATACTGAACCATATGGACGAGGAATAGCATTAAATGCTGCCCATTGTGGAGTGTTGTTAAATCCACTAAATTGTACTGTTGGGCCACCGTATGTGTATGTATTACCAGACACAGTAGCAGCAATATCAGATTGGATTAAACCTAGCGGAATCGCACAGTCAGCTTGGCCAATTGAAGTACCTGGAGCAATTGCTAGGTTACCGTCAACTGTTGTGCCGTTACTCTTAGCAGCACTGTTAGCGTAAATTTCTAGTTGACCAACTGAGTTAACAGATGCGCTAACACCAGTAATACCTGCATTATTAATTGCTGTAGCAGCACCATTAACTGTATTGCCAGATGTTAAGTGAACACTAACATTGTTAATAACCATATATTGGCTACTTGTTAAGTTTCCTGGGTTACCGATTAAACCAACAATAGCTGGAGTTACTGATTTCCATGAATCAGAACCAACTGCAGTCCATACATTGTTATATCCTTTGTAGAATATTTGGTTGCTTGTAGAAGTTGCGTTAACAGCATAGTCGCCAATTTTACCAATTGATTGATTTGGCACACCAAGTGTTAATTGTGTAGAGTCAGTAATTACTGTAGGTGTTATTAAATTGAATCCTGTTGAATCCCATTCGTAAATACCTAGGTTAGTAGCAGTCAAGTCTAACCAATATGCACCATTTGATGGAGCACCTGTTGGACGAGTTGCTGTTCCTTGTAATTGGTTTAAATCAATATCTGCACGTTGTACATAAAGTTGATTTGAAACACCTAATGCACTGTAGGCTGCTAATAGGCCGTATTCGTTTAATTCGCTACCATTGATTGGATTACCTGCTGCATCCAATTGGAATGTAGGAGTGCCAAACATGTTAACTAAGTCACGTTGACTTGTAACTGTTATAATTTTTTCAGCGTTAGCTGATGTTGTACCCGAAGCAATAGTGCCACTCGGATTTGTTTTGTTTTCTGCAGTTGCAACTAATACGTATGCAATTGAACCTGCTGCTGTTGGTGTATATTGGCTTTCGTCTATAACGGTAACCGATACGCCCGGAGAATTTAATGATGCCATAGTCTAGTATCCTTTTATAATAATACTTTAAATTATTTATCGGTATTCTTAAAATTCAACGTGTTACGGTGCCTTTGCAAAGGTTCTGCACTCTAGGTATCATAAATACATGATGTTATATCGTCCTTTATGTCAATCATGTGGTAAAATGCCTGCTTCTATCAACTATAAGAAAGGAGATGTCACGCATTTTAGAACTAGATGTAACGGATGTATTCGTAGAGGAAAGAAACTAAAGCCACAGCAACCAACTTGGTTTATTGCTGGGTATAAGAAAAAGCCACACTGTGAAAAATGTGGCTTTAAGGCAAAGTATAAAGAACAGTTATTTGTATACTACACAGATGGCAATCTAAATAATAACTCTACTAATAACTTGAGAACTATCTGTGCTAACTGCCAGTATGAAGTAGCTCGAGAAGGACTAGGCTGGCGTCAAGGTGACTTGGTCCCTGACTTTTAACAGTTGTTCTACTTGTTCGTATAAGTCTTCAATAGTACTATCGTTAGTAATAATCTTATCAAACTTGCTACCAACCCAACTATACTCGCTGGCATGGACTCCAGCTTCATCTAGGTGATGTTTGCCTATTGCCCAGCCGATGTACTTTTGACCTTTGTTGTAGTTTTTGGCATGTTCATACCACTCTGGTTCTGGACCACGTTTAACTCTGAGTACCGTGGCACCGATATTTTTTAGGGCTTTAATTTCGTTTGGAAAGCGACAGTCTGTGATAACAATGTCATCTTTACTATTCATTAGACGATTTTCTAAGCTGGCTACCCACATATCATCATGGAACCCTTTACGTACTACTTCGGTACCCCAATATTGTAGAACCCAGCGTGGTGTAATGTCTTGTTTTAGTCGCTTGCTCCACCATTCATCTCGAGTTTCGCGCCATTCGCGGCTTTGTTTAGTACGACCTTCTAACATCTCGCGGTCCCAACCAAACACTACGCTTACAGCGTCTTTAAGGCTATTGGCAAAACTTTCTCTTTTGTAACCGTGGAAATTAACTAGATAATCGGCTATAGTGTCTTTACCAGACCCCATAAAGCCGCAGATGGCGATAATTGAACTCATTGAAAACCCCTAATTGATATACTATTTTATTACAGCAACGTTACAAGGTCTAGCGTTTTGGTTAGCCTGTGATCCAAGTTAATGGGAATCCACCGTCTGCAAAGTTTTTAATATCTTCATCTAATTTTGTAAGCATTTCTTGACCATCAGTGAGCAATTGTGCACCGTTTAAACTGGTACCACCTTGCGGGCCTGCTATCGAAGCAAACTTAGCACGTGCTTGTCCTATACTCATCATTACTAATGCAAGCGCATAGTCTTGAATCCACGGAAAAGCCATACGGTCGTTTAATAACATAACATCTGGTTTGTAGTTGTCGATGTGTAATAATACACTTTCAACAAAGTCTTGGCTGAATTTCTGTCCTTGGAATGGCATTTTACGAACTACAGTTAGCTTTTTAGTAACACGGTTAAATGTAAAGTTCATATAACCACCAAACATCTTCATTGCTAATTTTTGATAGTCTACAAATAGTTCATAGTTAGTTAATCCACCCACACGACCTGCTACTAACATATAGGTGTTTAAGTAACCTGATGCAAATGGCTCAAACTGACTGGCTGTTGTACCTGTAACTGAACCAATACCACGACGATATATAACACGAACGTTTTCAATTTCACGAGGTAGTATATACTCTTGTGTTTCTGGAAGTAGATCTAAGAACGCATAGCTTTCTTCTACTGCGTTAGAACTCTTTTGACGATAACGTATAAGGGCCTGCTTAATACCCATTTCATAATGTTCTTTATCTGCTTCAACGTCAATCATTTGACCACCTAAGCGTAGGTGTATATAGTCCATGATGTCATTCTTTTGTTGTTCAAGTACAACTAAATTCTCTTGAATACTTGGACTACTAAAATCAATGTGACCAGCACCAGTGCCAGTATTAGCATTGAATAGGTTGTCAGTAGTTAAACTAAGAAGTGGAGATAGATTACCGGTAGGTGTAGCCATTTAAATTATCCTGTTATCGTGTATTTATAATCAATAACAGGATAATTTTGTTTTATGCTACTTTGAGTAGGATAGTATCTTGATTGATACGTCCGTTTAGTTTGATATCAGTTGCTTTGATATCTTCTAAAAACTTACGTAATTGAATCTTTCCTGCAGCCATAAACTCTTTTAGCTGCACCTCTGGCTTGCGGAGAGTTTTTTGTACGCTTGTAATGGTGTTAAAACCTGTTATAGCAGTACCTTTAATACCAAGTGCGCCACCCATTGCTTCCGCAACATACTTGCCTAGTTTACGTGTTTTAGTATTGTATACCCAAAGCTCTTGTGCGCCAATGATATCTACAGGATTGATACTTACAAGTTTAGTAGTAGTATCATTCTTCATATACTTAAGTTTAGCAACCAACTTCTCTTTTTGTGGCGGCTTACGTACAGCCGCTTTCTTAGTAGCTTTCTTGACCTGTCCGTATTGAGCAATGCCTTCAAACAACTTAGTATAGAAAGCATCATAGCGTTTATAGTCTGCGGCCTTCATAAAGCTGTATGCTTCTTTAAGATCTTCGTCATCCGTAGTTTTAGATTCTGTAATTTCAGCATAACGACGTTCAAATACAGCTTGGATTTTACCTAGCATAGCCTGCGGCACTGCTTTACCCGACAAGTATTCGTATGCTTTAGGATCCACAGTCTTACCTTCGTACAGACTATCTTCAAGTTCTTCAAAATGTAGGATATGAACACGCATAATTTCGTTCATACGATCTTGGATAGTAGGAACTTTGACCGTAGGAGCCGCTGTTTTAACTTCTTCAACTACTACTTCGTCTTTGCTGTCAAGTTCTAATGCACGATTTACAACACCAACAATGTATTTGATATGACGTTCTAGTAAGGGCATACCTTTTGTATGTGCTTTGATCAGTGCAGGTGCAGTCAACGGAGTATATCCATCTGTGCTTTTAGCATACCGTGTAATAGTTGCGGTATCTAGTTTATGGGCAACACCCGCTGTTTGTTTTAACCATTCTACTAAGTACTTCTTTAGGTCTTTGCTAGAGTAGAAGTAATTATAATAACGTAGACTTTGACGCATATTATGATCAAACTCTGCATCTTCCATCTTTAGGGCACGCTCAGTGTCCCAAATTGGCTCACTCCCTACGCTCTTTTCATCTAAAAAGATAGGATCACGTGATACTGCCTTGGCTTTTTTCTTTGCGCCATCAATCTTAATTGCCATTTGTCATTTCCTTTTCTAGCTCTCGCTTGACCATTTTGTATGCTGTCTTATCGTATATATCCAAGTCATCCCATTCACTATCCATTTGTGCTAGAGATTTCCATAGATCACGATTGTAAAACTGTACTGCTGCGTATGCTTCTTCTATTGTCATTATCAACATTATATTATCTCTTTAATTAAAAGTCAACCTGCTAACAATACCGCAAAAGTTATCATACGTTCATAGTTAGTTATTTCTTCATTAATCTTAGCTAACATTTCTGCATGTTGCCTAGTTTGCCGTTGATGTCTACGACAAGTTACTTCTTCTTTACTTAAATCTTTAACCATTAAGCCAATATTATGGCTAATATTCCACATTTCGTGTGTGTACTTTTTCATTTTATGTAGTGGCGCTTCTAGTGCTGTTTGTACAGCAGGCCAATCTAAACTTGACTGTATTTGGTTTTCCATAGTTTCATAAGTATACTATCGTTTTCGCTAATTGTCAATCAGCTAAATACTAGATAATAGGATATTGCAATGCCACGTCTAAGTTTATATCGTCCAGAAAAGGGCAACGATTACAAATTCTTCGATCGTCGAATCAGTGAAATGTTCACTGTGGGCGGGGTAGATGTTAACATCCACTTATACTTGGGTCCACTAGATCAATCAGAAGTTAGTGCATCCGAACCCGGCACAAGTAGTCCTATTAGTACAGGCATCACAGGCATTCAAGACTTATTATTCTTAGAAAACCGTGATCGCAAGTATGATACATCAGTATATACTATGCGTACTATCTATCGTATCAATGACAACGACTTTGATCTAACTCAATTTGGTCTGTTCTTAACTGGTGACACTATGTTTGCTGTGTTTCACTTAAATGACATGGTTGAAACATTGGGTCGTAAACTAATGGTAGGTGATGTTATGGAATTACCTAACCTAAAAGATTTTTATCCCTTAGACGATAGCCTATCAGTTGCACTTAAACGCTATTATGTTGTCAATGATGCTACACGTGCGGCAGAAGGATTTGCTCCTACATGGTATCCGCACCTGTGGCGTGTTAAACTACAACCTCTAGTAGATAGTCAAGAATACAAAGACATTACTAATCAGATCGCAGGTGATAACACTACTGATACTCTAAGTCAAGTATTAAGTACCTATAACAAACTTATCGAAGTTAATGATGCAGTAGTTACTCGTGCAGAAGAAGATGTACCTGCCAGTGGCTACGACACCAGTATGTTATACACCTTACCAGTGGACGAAAACGGCCCTAACGTTGCTATTACTTCTGCAGTTAAGATAGAAGGATACTTAACAGGCGATGGCGTTCCGCCAAATGGTGCTACTGTTGAAGCAGGGATTTCATTCCCTTCTAGCCCAAATGTAGGTGATTTCTATTTAAGATTAGATTATATTCCAAATCGTTTATTCCGTTATGACGGTCGTCGTTGGATTAAAGTAGAGGATTCTGTGCGTACTAACTTAACTCCTGGTGCAACAAATACTACACAACGTAGTGGTTTTGTTAATGACACTAATAAATTCTATAGTAATAGTATAGCCTATGATGCTATTAGAGTATCAAACGCATACACTCCACCAGCAAACGCTGCTACAGCATCATTTACACTAAGCAATACTAATCCATACGGCACAGTTATTACAACAACATTATACAATAGTACCTATGGTGTAAAAACACACCTAAATGGAACAGTAATTACAAATACTATAGCAAATACCAGTGGTAATTTATCATTTACTATCTCTAATACATTAAATGTTAATGATCTATTAGAATATGCTATCTACACCAAAGTGATGAATGAACGTCAGGGTTTATCACAAATTTTACGACCAACGGCGGATAATTAATGACAGCTTCGCAACAATTTTTCTATGACGGACAAATTGAGAGATTTTTAGCTCAATTTATACGCATGCTCAGCGGATTCCAAGTAGAGTTTGGACAAGACCGCGCTGGTAATCGAGCATTGCAACGTGTACCTGTTTATTATGGTGACGGCAGCAGACAAGTAGCAGCCATTATGCAGAACAATAGTGGCGGTAGTTCAATGCCTACTGTACCTGCTATGACTGTATATATTAATGCTATATCGTATGATAGGGATCGTGTACAAGAACCATATTTTGTTGATAAAGTAAATATTCGTCAACGCACATACAATGACCTTACGCAAGAATACGAAGCTACTCAAGGTAATGCTTTTACTATCGAACGTGCAATGCCTGTTCCCTACACCTTAGAACTTAAAGTAGATATCTGGACCAGCAACGCTAAACAGAAGTTACAATTACTAGAACAATTGATTCCATTGTTTAATCCTGCGCTAGAAATTCAAAGTACAGATAATTATATTGATTGGACCAGCTTAAGCGTTGTTTATTTAGAAAGTCCGAATTGGAGTTCACGTACTGTACCCATCGGTACTGAAAATCCTATTGATGTTGCTACTCTAACATTTAAATTACCAGTTTGGATTAGTTTGCCTGCTAAGGTTAAAAAACTTGGCGTTATTCAAAAAATTATTGCCAGCATACATGATTCTGACGGCAATCTAGATGATGATGTTTATAATGATACTAATCTATTAGGCGCACGACAATACTTTACACCATTAGAATATGGTGTATTACTAATCGGCAATACATTAACCCTATTAAAAGTCAGCGAAATTGAAGATCCACGTGAACCTACTCTATCAACGCCAACTAAAGTTGGTACTAGAGATGTATGGGCTAACTTAATTAACCTTTACGGACACCTAGATAATGGAGTTAGCCAGATTAGACTATTACAAGAAGATGGCATAACTGAAGTAGTAGGAACTGTAAGCTATCACCCAACCGATGATAGTTTATTAATTTTTAATGCAGATGCTGATACATACCCAGCAAACACATTAGATCCTATTGATGCTATCATTGATCCCACAAAAGATACCGCAGTGGCATTGGCTCAAGCAGCAGTTAATGGTACACGTTACCTAATATTAAACAATATCGGTAGTACTAATAATACCGCAGGATACGGTCCGAGTGCATGGCGCGGTACAGATAATCAAGACCTAGTAGCACATGCCAATGACATCATCGAGTATAATGGTGTGCATTGGACTGTTGTATTTGACAGCCAGAATCAATCTAGTGTACAATATGTAAGTAACCTCAATACTGGAACACAATATAAATGGAATCTCAATCAGTGGGTCAAGAGCTGGGAAGGCGAGTACAAAAGCGGTCTATGGACTCTAGTGCTATAGAAGGCGTTGGTACGTTCATTTATAGCGTTGCTACACAAAGATACCTTTTCCTACTACGCAATTCTAGCAAATATTCTGGGACGTGGGGATTAGCTGGTGGTAAAATTGAACCAGGCGAACAACTACTTCAATCTTTAAATAGAGAACTCAATGAAGAATTGGGGGTTGATTTTTCGAGCACTAAGGTTATTCCTATCGAAAAATTCACCAGCGACAATAACAAATTTAGTTATCACACTTTCCTAATACCAATAGCAGATGAATTTATTCCTAAATTAAATTTTGAACATCGCGGGTATTGTTGGGTAGCATTAAAAGATCACCCAAAGCCACTGCATCCTGGGGTATGGCGTACTGTTAATTTTAAATCAGTTGTAGATAAGATTAAAACTTTAGAAGCAGTTTTATAAGTCTGCTTCTAAAGCAAATTGATTTAGATTAATTGCTCTAAAATTTGAACAATATTTCCAAGGTTCCGGAATTGGTTCTGTATTCTTAATTGTTACTCGAATAAATTCAGTTTCTGTATATGTGTTGAATAAGATTGTTCGATCAGCTACCCACTTATTATCAGATACTTGAGCAGTTAGTGGTTGATAAGCATTTGTTCCAGCGTATACATTATAGTTATAATTTGAATTATCTTGTCCATCGAATCCTAGCAAAAATACCTTCTTATGCCCGTCAAACGCTGCAATATAAGCTGCGGCTGTGCCAGCATCTGTATAAGGATTGTGTGGTATCAAATAAAACTTGTTAGGATACTCTAATAGGTGTAATGCATCGGTATAGACAATATTATCAGTAGTATAGTTACTATTTGCTATTTCTTTAATAATCTCATTACCTACCGCTACTAAAAAGTTTGGAGTAAAATCTCTATATAAAGCATTACATCCGTAACTTTGAAGTGCTTTAGATGCTAACAGGCCGCCCTTATGATTTTTAATTAAATTTAAATCAAAATCAAGACGGCTAGGACCATTGCCAATTACCACAGCCTGTTCAGAAATTTGACTGTTAATAACAGCGTTTGGCACCATCTCTGTCGTATCTTGCCAAATCCCGCTGCTATAGTTACGTTCAACTACAATGTTTTCGCCTTGATAATATCTTCTATAAAATTTATTGAGTTTTAACATTTTTGTCCTTAGGCAATATAAGTTGAATAAACTTTAATGTTACTATTAGATAACGATGTATTATAGTATAATTGTACATTACCGCTAACAATATTAGCACTTAACGTACCCATTGTTGCTCCAGTACTGATAACACCGTAGGTAGTTACATAGGCATTTGAACCATCGTTGACTAATAGGGCTTCCATCGTTTCAACTGTTGATCCATTTTTAGTTTGAACAACATACTTAGCACTGGTGTATGATGATGCAGCAAAGCTGTCGATCACACCAGTTGTAGTAACACTAACCGCTGTCTGGTCGTAGGTTGTTTTAGTACCGTTTTGGTATGCCCATGTACCATCTGGTTTGGCTGCCACACGTAATGCTTTAGTTCCTGATGAACTACCGCTGTAAATTGCCGAGCCTGCTGTATTGTCACAGATGAATACATCGTATCCATTTGGACTACCAACCGAAGTAACTGTTGTAGTTGTAGTTAAACGTCTAACATCAATTAAGTCGCCTGGGGCAGGTGCTTCGGTAAATGTTAAGGTAGTACCGGAAACACTGTAGGCAATACTTGGTAATTGCATAATACCGTTAATTGCTACAATAGTACCATTGGTTGTAGATGCGGCGCCTAATGTGTATGCAACATTCGATCCGTCACCGTTATATTGTTCATCAGTAACCACTGTGAACGTAGTATTGCTACCTGCCGGAACCCATGCACTACCATCAAAGAACTCTAGTGCAGTTAGTGTAGTATTGAAACGTATCATACCTTGTACGTCAATATTACCACTATTACTTGGACGACTTGATGTAGGACCAACCGGAATCATTAACGAATCTGTGCTGTTAATTTTTAATGTTGATCCAAGTTGCGGAGCAGCATTACTTCCGCCGATTACCACAGCACCATAATTACTGTTAGCTACAATTAAGCTAGATGCATTTACACCTTTGACTGTGAAATTGTCGCTTGTTTGGCTACTATTGATAACCGCACCGTTGGCTACCCAAATATTACCACCAAGTCCCGCACTACCTGCTACTACTAGAGCACCAGTGGTTGTGCTGGTAGCAATAGTTG